TTGTACCTTTAGCTATATTAGACTTTACAACTTTTCCTGTTGCCCCAGTTTCATCAGTAATACTTATTGGCGCAGGGTTAATACCAGTTGACCCAGCAAAAAGATCAATAGTGTCTTGAAGAATAATAGCATCGTCAACACCAGTACTGGATGAATCAATTCCATTAAGAACTACAAGATCAGTTCCAGAAGCAACATCTATATCATGTAATAATTTTCCATCTGCATTTGTACTATCAGCATCAGTTCCATCAAGTCTAATAATATTATTATCACCAGTTTCCTCATCTAATACAGAACTGCCCTCATCAGTATAATATTGATCAGTTCCATTAAAGATAACATTACTATCTGATTCATCAATACTAAAGTTAGTTACAATATAATCTCCAGCACCACTAATAGAAGTATGTTTCAATGTTGATGCTTCTGTCAACATTCTTTCTAATTGGTGGCCGGGTTCTGTAGAAGCACTTCCAATACTATAATCATCCGCCTCTGATAAAATAATACCAGACTTTGGATTAGCTGCACTATCAATACCATCTTCAAGAGAAATATTACCTGTTGTGCCGTTAGTAGCAGCATATTGCAATACTATTCTAGGAGAAACAAATACATCCTGCTGTTCATAAACAATAGCACTACCTGCTGTTTCTCCTACACCGACCTCTGTAGCATCTATAACTATTCTTTCACCAGTTTGTTCATCAACTATTTTTTCATCTGTATCGGTAGTTCGATTAAGTTTAATTTCAGAAAGTTTAATATCAGAAGCTGATCTTGAACCATCTTCTAAATATATTCCTTCAGCAGCGCCAGTCTCTAATGGCACTCTAACAACATCTTCATATGTTGTAGTTAAAACATTTGTCGCTGAATCAAATGATACTACTTCACCTGTATGAGAAGTAAGGTCATTACCTAAAGTAAAAGTTCCTGTTACATCTTTTAAAGTAAAGTTTGCTCTAAAATCTAGGTTAGGATTATCGCTATAATTAAATCCTTCATTTGTAATTACAATATCACCAGTAGAACCAATATTGTCAGTCGTTACAAGAAGAGCTGCACCAGTACCCGATACTGATCCAGTTACAGCAACAGTAGGAATAGTTAAAAATCCACCGCCCTTAGATTTTAAATGTACTTTTGAAATTGTCCCACTGCCATAACCAAGATCAACAGCTGTTTGTTCTTCTAAAACCCAACGGTCAGCAGCTGTACCATAAGTGTCTGGACTATCTTGATATATAGACCATTGCATACCTATCTTATGACCAGCATTTGTTGACGAACCATCAGTTCCATTTAAAAGAAGACTTTGGCCGGAAGCGCCAGTGGTATGTAATTCAAGTTCAATCTCAAAAAATTCAAGATGTCTATTTGTATTTTCTTCTAAGATAATAAAATCATCTTCATCTATGCGTCTAGCATTATTATCTGTGTAGTAAACACTAGTACCATTCAATGCTATAGAACCATCAACAATAGAAACAAATCCAGCTGGAGAAATGGTATTTGAATCTGTAGTTGTAAAAGTTAAAACGTCTCCAACTTTATATGCAGACCCAGCATCGTCAATAGATACTCCACTTACTACACCCTGATTTATATTATCAATTCTTGCTGATGCTAAACCATTACCAATATTGACATTCGTATCCATAACAAGTGGATCACCAACACCATATAATGCACCTCTGTCTGTAACAACTGCTTCATTTACTATATTTCTTACAGTAAATGGCATAAGAAAATCTTGTACTGTAGATGTTGCAACAACATCTTCACCATCAACGAAATCAAAACGACTGTCTAACGAATCAGGATTCAATTCAAACTCTACTATTAAAGTGTTTCCTTCAACAAACTCAACTGCGCTGGCAATGACAGCTGTTGCCCCAGAGGTGTCACCAGTTATCAAAGTTCCAACAACTTCAGATGCAACAGAGTTAGCACCTGGCGAAACTCTCATAATTATTTGACTTGCCCAATTACCCGCTGAAGGTTTCATCATATATTTTGCTGGATATAAAATCTCAGGGTCTTCGCCAAGAAGTAACCGCATAAAAATCTTATGACCTTCAGATGTTCCTTTAGCCCGATACAACTCCCTAATATTTTTCAGAAGCCTTCTTTTACTAACACCATCTGCTAAAGTAAGAGGAATTGCATTCATAAACTCATCACGGAAATTATCAAGGAAGTCATAAAGGGTGTTGTCAATATCAGCATAGTCTAACAATTGCTGAATGGTCTGGATAGGATTGGCACGATACCTGTCTACCGTGCCGCTGCCAGATATGGCTCGATGTAATGAAAATTCTTGGCGCAGATGCATTATCTAAATTATCTACAAGAACTGTTGCTGTTGCTTTTGAAGTAGCACCAGTAATTGTATCTCCTACCGTAAATTTACCAGAAGTACCAGCACCATCTTCCAAAACAATTTTGTTACCATCAACATCTAATGCATAAGAAGTACTCTCTAAGTTTAATAGAAGTTTATCAATAGTTACTGTTAATTGCAGCTCACCCGCTTCAAGATATTGATAGTAATGTTTTAGAAAACGAGAGAATACAGGATGATCTGCCTGTATAAAATCAGGCAACTGTCCATCAATAAGAGGACTTATTTTGGTAGTAAGTTTTCCCGTTGGTGGGTTATCGTAAACAGCCATTTTCTATCAACTCTATCCTAGTGGAACCTGTGATGGTGCAGTATTATATGATGTACCAGCAGCACTGTCACCTGTTGCAACTGTATCTACTTCACCTGTTACAGTAAGATTAACAAAATCAATTTCTAATACCTGATTTCGTTTTGGAACAATATCATTAGAATCTGGAATTGCAATTATTCTAATTTGGGTCGATGCAACACCATCCACATTACTCAATGTAGTTATATTAACGCCAGTGGTAGTGATTGTTCCATTTTCATAATTTACTGTACCAGCTGAAAAGTTTTGATAAATTCTTTCACCAGCACTAATATAATATATTCTTAAAGTGCCAGTACCGTCATCATCAAAAAACATTTCATTTGTAGCATCACCGCTAATAAAAAATCCTGAAGAAGAAATTATTCCTCCCAAAGTTCTAGCATGTGCTTCTGAATATGTAAAAGTATCACGATGTCGAATTGGATTATAAAAAGTATTATCAAAATTGATAGTGTATAGAGTTGAGGCATTAAGAGTAGGAGTAAATTTCTTAGACATACGAACAGTTGTAACATTACTGGTAATTGATGTATCAGTATTATCAATCAATCCAGTAACTTTTGAATGTCTATACATTCCTTCAAATTGTTCAAGATTATTATCATTAAAATTCTGTAAAGTGCTTACAACTGAAGTTTTTAATGAATCAGAAGTTTCTGTTGTTGCGCTTGAATCATATTTAAATACTGAATTCAAAATTAAAAAAGTTATTGCGGGATCAACAATAACCGGCGTAGTGGAAGCAACAGTGAACGGTGCAAAATCTTTAACTAGTTGTGTTTTTTCACTTGTTGTTAAATTAAGCCCTGTGGTTGATTTGATTGATATAAAAACCTTACCATACTCCGGCGTAGATACTACACCAAGACTTGTATCGAATGATCCACTCTCTCCACCAAACACCTGTACTGCTTGAGTATTTGCATATAATTTTTTTGTAAACACTTTATAATCTTCAGCAGTAACACACCTTCCTTGAGATGCATAATCAAGTGGAGCATTATATTTTATTGATGAGAGTGATTCTGCTTCGGAACCAGAATTAGCAATTGTAACTGTGGCCACTGCTACATCTGTAACAGTAGCAATCGCTGCAGCATTTGTAAATATAGCCGCACCATTTGCAGCAGCTTTATTACTAACCACATATGTAAGTATAACAATATTTCCATCGTCTAATGCATCACCAACAACACCATCACCAAAGTAAACTTCAAACTTACCCGCTTCAACTTCTTGAATAAAATAAACCTTACTTGTAGCTGAAACTTGAGTTATGTCTGTTGCTTCAGTATATGTTGCGGTATAGGTATTAGATGCTGAAGTTTGAATCTTAACAGTCAATGTAGTTATGTCTGCTCTATTATCTGTTAGAAGAAATCTTTGATCAACATCAGATGAATCAACTGTATATCTTGTTGAAACAAAAGTGCCCTCATAAATCTTGACATTCAATAAAGGAATAATGTTACCAATGGTAGATGCCGTTTCATCAGCAGATGTAACAAATTGAAAATCTGTTCCATCATTAGAAGTTGTAAAAACTGTACCAGCTGGCATAGTAGCAGAAGTCAATGATGTGGTATTTAAATTTACATCAACTGTGGCTACAGAAGCACGAGCAGAATTAGGAACATAACCTAAAGTTTTGGCATGGGAAACTATGCTAGAACGTAATGACGCACTATCCAAAAACATTTCGTTTGCAAGCATATTTGCATTGAAACCAAGATAGTGCGTATTATACGAGAGAACATCTAACAGTGCGCTCATTCCAGAACCTTCAAAATCATAGTCCTTAAATTCTGATTGTCCTTTGAGGAAAACTTTTAGATTATTCTTTACGTCATCAAAGTCAAATTCTGTAACTGTTAGTCTTGTATCATTTACTGCCATTATCGTAATCTCTCTAGAAACACCGTTAAGTCTACTAATTCAGTTGGTGTATTTACAACATAAAATTCTATTGTACATTCATATTCATTACGATCTAAATTTGGAGTTGCCCGAACAGATATCAATCTTGCCCTGGGTTCAAAATTTTCAATAACATCTTCTATCTTTCTTGTAAGAATATGTGCTGTCAGGGGAGTCATCCAGAACCAATCTCTGGATGAAAAGGTTTTTCATAATGATTCGTCAACACAAGATTACGAATAGAACGCTTGACTGCTTGAACATCAGTTACCTTGTTAATATCTTTAGATACTGACTTTCGGCCAAAGAAAAGGTCCAAGTCCGTATACTGCCGAGCATTACGATCAATATCATTTTGGCCTTGTGCATCTTTGTGTGCAGTTGGTGTTGCCATTATAGACTCCTGTTTTTATTATTTATAAGATGTCACATAATTATCTGCGATATTAACTTCTGATATTACTGCCTCAATGTTGTCGTACCAATAGTTTAAAAATCTATGTACTCTTGGATACTCTGGTCTAATGTCTGATGTTTGCCAAATAAACTCTTGAAGTATGTGATTATAATCTGGCATCCAATATAGAACATTTAAAGTCACTATGGTATTTTTTACCAGTATCATTGCTAAGTATCACCAGCAAAGTTTGGGTCATAATTATCAAAAGATTTTATACCATTTGTCCATATTATCCTTCTACTAAATCCTTTTAAAGAAACATTAGATCGAATTGCCGCAGCTGCAGCATTCACAGCAGTTGTAAGTTCTAATGTTGTTATATTACCTTTGTTATCACTAGTTACTATGCCTGTGGTTTCTTCTGCTACCCTATAGGGTCCAATACTTTCGTCTGGCACTTCTTCACCAATTTCCTCGTAAGATGTAAATGTTTCTTCAACAGCAGTTTTTGCAGCAGTAAAATTAACATTTGCAAGTAAAGTAGAAGCCTCCTCTACAAGTGAATTAACATCTGCTTGTTTTATTCCGACAGCTTTCTCAATTGCCGTTCCTCCAGCAGCGGGTATAGTAAAATTGGGAATCCCTCCACATATATCTACATCCCCAGCACCTAATACAGCATCTAATGCTGTATCAACTAAAGTATCTATAGAAAATCCACCGGCAGCTAACGCAGTACCAAATTTAGTTGTAATTTCAGCAAGCAATGTACCATGTTCAAAACTACCAGCTGTTAATCCTGATAAACTTGTTAATTCTGCTTGTAAATTTACATCTGGCAAAGTTGGTAATTCTGGAAGCATACTTTCAACTTCCTCCAACAAAGATGTAACGGTAGGTGCTAAACTTGTTGCAAGAGCTGCAGCATCAGCTATTAACCCAGCTGGAGATGAAGCGGTGTTTATCATATCATCGAACTTACTTTGCAAAGCATTAAATGGATCACTTGCACCGCATAGATTTGGGACTTTATAATCTGCCATGGTTATCCTCCAGCAAATACATTAGAACTTCCGGCAGCTACAGAAGTGCAAGTAGGATCACCTATTCTACCAGCTTGAACTCCATTAACGTAAACAGTAGATGAACCTGATGATATGGGGGCTGCATGAGAAGGACAAGGATCACCAGGCAATAAATGTCCTGTATTATTATCACCCTGTCTACTCCATGCAATACCATTCACAAATACATTCGGCGAACCTTCTGCCCTGGTCATACCAGAACAATGGGCTACATCTGCATCTCCAATTCTAGTTGCTGCGGGCACGTTCTTTCTCCATTAATTCCTGTAATCTATCATTCCATTGAGCCATTTCCTCATGTTCTTCTTCAGTATGTGGCTCAGGTATAATATCAGGTCGAAATTTAATTACATGATCAAATTCATTTGGTATCTCTTCATACTTGTCAAATGTCACCAGCTCTCCATTTATGATAAATTGAAATTCTGCCATTAGTTCAAATTAATCAATGCAGAGTCTACATCGACCTCTACACTAACATCCAAGTCAAGAGTACCAGTTACAACAGAAGTATGGCTATCTTTAAATGTTTCTGTGACTAGTCCTTCTGAATAAATTGTTAATCCATCCGCCTCAGTTTTAATATCCATTGCAGTTGCAGATTTCATATTTAACTTGTCGCCAGATTTAAATGTTGTAATACCTGATATAGTTGTTGTTGATAAATTATTAAAAGCAGCTATAGTAATGTCACCAGAAGTAAGTAAGGTATCTGGATATACTGGTCCAATAGCTGCAATCTTAATAGCATTTTTAACACTCAAACTGCTAGTGTCATTAATAATTCTAACTTCGGATTTCTCAATAAGGGTATCAACATTTCCACCAATTCTACCCTTTATATCTAAATCAATATTGTAAGAATGGTTTCCTTTAATTTCTTCTTCTCTATTTCCACCAGCTTCACCGGCACCAATCTTGACACGATGGTTCTTGTGTATTTTTTGAGTATAGTTACCTTCAACCTCCAAAATGTAATCGCCCTTGATTAGCTCTCGTACCGTGCCTTCTATTGTGATATTAACACTTCCAGATATAGAAACATTTGAGCTGCCAGCTACAATCTCATAGTTGTCACCAATTACCTTTACAACCTTATCCCCTTTAGGATGTATCTCTTCAAATGTTCCAGAAGTATGTTGAGTAAATAATCTTTCAGCGCCAGGAGAATCATCTATCTCATGTATATGACCAGACTCACTTTCATGAACATGGTTGTAAGGATACTGGCCAGAACGATATACCTTAGCATTTTTTGTTATAGATTTGGGGTGAGGCTCAT